GTTAAATGCGCTGTGCGCGCACAACAATCCGCCACAAAAAACCGTAAAGGCGACCCTGGATGGATAGCGATAGTGGCGCTTTTGCTGTGGGTTGTTTCAATTTCCATGCTTGTTCTGGCCTGAAAGGAGTTTGATATGATCCGCGCCGCACCAGACCCAAGCGGTTATCGCGTGCGTGAGGCCATTGTGGCCCATTACAACGGACACACCCACTACAAACGTCGAATGTTCATTGCAGAGCGCCGCGTTTCATTTCTGCGGGTATTCTCATTATGGTGGCCGGCGTTCAATGGTTGCTGGCGGCGAAGCGCTCAGGAAGCGTGGCAGGACGCGAGCAACGACTTCGACCTACACCAGCCTCTTTCACCACCCCATGTACTGACACGCGGCCTGATCGCTGACGTGAACAAGGACAGAGACACATGACCCTTAACGACAAATCCACGTCTACCGACATTGCGCAGCATTACGCCCAGCACATGCCAGCGGATGACTATGTACACCAAGACTGGGAGGGCGGCACACTAGCCCGCGTCACGCCAAAAACTCGTCCCCTGTGGCCATTCGTGGTTCCGCTGGCAATGATGGCTGGGCTTGCGCTCGGTGTGTTTATTGAAAGGATGTGGGTATGATGGATATATTTGATTTCGCGTTGGGTGCGCTGTTCGCCTTCGTTTTTGGTCTTTGTGTTATCAACATTTCACTGGCTTCAGAAAGGGGTACGTACCTGCAAGTGACTGGCGCGCAGCAATGTGAAAAAGTTTGGGGGGCTGTCGATGACTGATTTAGCCTGGTCGCCGGATGCTCTTTTTACAAAAGAACATGCTGAGTATTTCATAAACAAGGGTGCTTGTGATGATATAATTGATTTTGTGGGGTTGCCTCTTGGTGAATGCGCAGAAAACTGGCCGTCTTTTGCACTGAGATACGCCGCAGATCGTTTGACGCCAGCTTTGCTTGAGTGGTGCGCAGAAATGGACCCATGGCATGCACTGTCGTATGCCGCGGATCGCTTGTCTCCGGAGATGGCCAAATGGTGCGAGGAGGCGTGTAGATGCAATTGACGCACTGGAAAGGATGTAGATGTGACTGACCTATTTCTCATAGAAGTGATGTGGCTATGACTGACGCACCAGAACGGATACTAGTCGATGAAACGGAGGCTCTGTATCTTTGCGCAGAAAAGTTCCCCGACGCCAAGGTTGATCCTCCTTCGGCCTCCTACGTCCGCGCCGATCTCTACCATGCCGCCATTACCCGCGCTGAGGCAGCGGAGGAGGAAGTGGTGCAGCTACAAAAAGAGATGGCCCCCGCAACGAGGCCGCTCAGACTGCGCTTACCTGAAATTAAATAACCATCCGCGCGGAGTTGCCCCCAATAGGAGAAAACACATGGGAACGAATTACTACTGGAAGCAGGCCAAAGATGCAAAATCACATCACATTGGCAAGTCAAGTGGAGGCTGGTGCTTTGCACTCAGACTGCACCCAAAACTTGGCATCATGTCATTACGTGATTGGGAGGAAATCTGGGCCAGATCAGGTTTGATCGAAGATGAATACGGCTTCGAATTGTCGAAAAGTGATATGCTAGGCGTGATCTTGGACAGAGGCAGGGATGATCCTGTTGAAAGGCATTTCGACTTTGCACGAAACCACGCGGCTCCAGGCCCCAACAATCTTGTCAGACACGAAATTGATGACCACTGTATCGGCTGGGGTGATGGCACCTATGATCTGATTGTCGGTGAATTTTATTAACCCATCCACGCGGAGTTGCCGCCGCGTGGATCCCCTGCCCGCATTTATCAATGGAGCGTTCCCTAGCGCATCCCGGCGGGCAGGGGTCAAAATAACCGAATGCAGGCCATGAAGGCCGCATACCCCTGTCACTGTACTTGCCTGCCGGATGAGGCGGTGACAGGGGTTTTATCTACAAGCCCCTGTCATTCTGTCGTCAGTATCCGCGATCCACTGCGCCCACGGCCCAGCACCTAGCGCCACATCACGCGGCATCGTCAGGCGCGCCTCTGCGTAGCTGAGGCACCCGCTGTCACCAATTGCTGTCATTGAGGCGCAGCCGCTCATCAGGAGTAGCGCCGGAAGCGCGACCATGGCCGACCGCCTCGCGACCGCGTTCCAGACGTTCGAGTGTTTCTGCATCACGCTTTGCCTTTTCGTTTGCTTTGCCCTGTCGCTGCCCGCCAATGTAAGCCAAGGCCGCAGCCACAATCACCGCGCCAATGCTGATGAGTAGATCAATCATCACCGATCGCCCCCGGCCCATTTGCGCAGCCGCTCGCGCATGATCCACGCGAGGCACAGCCCCGCTACAACGGCACCCACAGCCACAACGATCTGCGCTGTGCTGTCCAGTTGTCCCACGGCATAGGCCGCGCTCCCTGCACCGCTCACAGCCGCCCCAGCCGCTGCCTGCAACGTAGTGGACTTGGCCGGATTGGTGCGCTCTGGATCTGGCTTGACCGATGCCCCGGCAGAATGTGCCGCCCGTGGCTCTGACATGAACAAGTCAACCTCAGCCTGCCTGCGCCGGGTCAAGCCTCGCATAACTTTGCCGCCTGCCTTGTTCCACCAAAGCATCGCCTCAGCCGCGCCCGCCGTGTCGCCCGCGTTGAACCGTTTCAGGGCTGTGGATTTAATGAATGACTGCCATCCGATGTTGTACGCCAGAGAAACAAAAGCGCCGAATTGATTGTCAGTGATTGGCGCTTTGATGTGAGGCCGGATCTTATCCGCGAACATTTCCAAGCCGTGCGCCAGCATCACATCGGCCTTTTCCTCAGTCCACACGTCTCCCATCTGGACGCCAGGACCGAACCCCGCGCGGTTGGTATAGCCGTATCCGATGGTGACAATTCCGACCGGATCAAGGTAGGCTTTCAGCCGCATTCCCTCGAACTCTTTGACCAGATCTATGGCCCGCTGTGTCAGCCTCATTCTGTCGCCTCCTTCACATCATCTGGCAAAATTCGGTAAAAAACCTTGTCCGCCTTTATCCCATCGCAGTCGTGCCGCGTGCGTATTTCGATCCAGTCGTAATCAATGCCCAAGACAGAAATTGCTATGCGCAGGGTTTGTGTTCCGACCGATCTATCCCCGGTGTCTGTCGCATCGATGTTTTCCCAGTAGAGAAACTGAGTTTCCCCGGCCACGCCTGCGATCGCGTTTAGCCGCTCAAATGTGCAGGCTGTTTTTTCGAAGTTGGCCACTAAGGAAATTCGGCTATCCGCTTGTGTGATCGACTTGACCTCGACATTCCTGTATGGGTCCGGCCTTAGGATATGGTCAATCAACAAAGTCTGCCCAGCCGCGCCCAGAAGCGCGGCCAAGGCCAGCCACAAAAAAATGTATTCTTTTCGCTTTTTGCTCATCACTTTCCGACAATCCATTGAATTAAAATAGACACGTCATTTCTGAACGCCACAAGCACCGCAGCCAGCGCAAAAACACCCGCCGATATTTTCCGCAAACTGGACCAAAGCCACTGCATTTTGGCATCCTGATCTAGTATCTTGCGCAGCTTTTCTACCTCATCGTCTGTAAGCGGTTTGTTTGTCATCTCATTGCCTTTTTTGCCGTGTCTTTTTAGGCAATTAGCACACATGACGCTTGTTAGCGTCAGGCTATTTTGTGTCATGTCTGACGCTTGTTAGCGTCAAGTAAACTCAATCACAGCCCCAACTGCAAAACTGCGGCCTCTCCGTATTTATCCAATTCCCAGATGCCGGGATGATTGTTGCCGCCCGTGGTCGTATTGGCAGACGCCAGCGCCTCAGCGGGCACGCCAATTCCGCCCAGCGTCGTATCGTCGGCGATCGCCGCCGTTGAAACATAGGCCGCGCCAGCGTCCATCGCCGCCGCCTCCAGCGCGTCATTCGTGTAGCGCCACGCGCTCAGGCTCTGGTTTGCGTTCGGACGCGGGCACCCCATCACAATGCAAGCTGTCCCGACCGCCTGAAACTGCCCCACCATGTTGACGATGTTTGCATAGGTGTATGTTTGGCCGCGCTCATTCATGCCAAACGCAATTACTACCGCGTCCAGGCTGTCGCCTACAGGCTCTGCAATTCGAGTTGCAAAAAGCCCGTTGTCTGTTGTGCTTTGGGATGTGGTCCCGCCAATCCCATAATTG